AAGTTGTTGGGGATAGCGATCTCGTCTAGAACCTGCTTAGATTGAAGATCAACGACGCTAATACGACCAACTGGGTTGCCGTTAAATTCGCCAGCCTGAGGCTGCGTAACGTAAGCGGTCTTGTTATCAGGAAGGATGACCATGTCGTACGGGTTCGGATCATTAAACATGAACGGAACATCGGTATCGAAATCGCTGGTCTTGATGCGGGAGATTGCACCGCCCACTACCACGTCCTCGGTGCTGGAGCCATCGCCCCAGTTAACCGTGTAGACGTTAGGTACCTGAAGATTGTCAAACGTGTAGGAACCACTCCAGTCCTCAAGGACTGTGTTGGTACCTTCTTCATCAGGAATGTCTACCACGCCGTCTCGGGCGTTCATTGAAAGATAGTGGACGGTTGCAATACCCATTGGGGTGGCTCCTTAGTGCCAAACCTTGCCGAGACCTTCAAGTTCTGCGGCAATGTAAATCGGGACTCGGTAGCGATTACCTTGTTCAAAGGTGTATCGCTCTGTGCGACCCCCGGCAACGTAAGACATATCTTCAATGCTCTCGTTGACACGGATCACTACCGTCTGAACGCCACCCTCAGTGCGGGCAGTGCTGGCGACGGGATCAACTTCGACTTCGGGTAGGGGAGACGTAGTCATAACATTGGAAAGAGTTCCAATGCCCCCTTCAATTTCCTCATTACGTTCGTCGTTCTGAGGCTTTACTGGCTTTGGTGCAGGCACGGTGTGTTCTCCTATGAAAGGTTCGATACTGATTGATACTGCTTCTATGTAGTATCGCACACAGGGGTGGGTCTTGACGACCCACCCCCGTATCCGAAAGGTAATTCGGGGTACTGAAGATCAGCCGTTGGTGACGATCTTGCAGACTGCCGAATCGGTGATGAGGCCGAAGCCCCAAATGCTGTACCACGCAAGGGCGTGCTCACGACCGAAGTCAAGAACGCCACCGTCACGGAGTTCCACCGGGAGCGAGATTGCATGACCGAATGCATTGTCACCAAGCATAAGGGCTTCAAACTGCTCCGTGTCCGGGGTAACCGTGAAGTCTTCAGGCCAGTACTGATCCCAACCCGGGGTCGCAACTGCGCCCGGTTCGGCACCCGTACCCGGTGAATCTTCAATGGTAGCGGCGCTAACATCGGGACCATCGGTCTGCGAGTCGGTACCACGCCATGCGGCAGGAGTACCATCGTCGTAGGCGGTGTTGATGTAGTCAGCCGGGTCCGAAAGAGGACGGCCAACCTGAGTCGTTTCGATGAAGACAACGTCGTACAGACGACCGATTTCACCAAGCATGAAGTTGCCGGGAGCGGCGTACTTCGAAACTTCGATGAATTCAGGGGTGTCACGAAGTTGACGGCTCTGCGACGGGTGGATGAAGCAGACATAGGTCTCGCCAAGGCGAGGAATGTTCTTGCTTGAAAGTTCAAGCACTGCATCCTTGACCGCATGCGGGGTGAGGAAGAAGCCGCCGGAACCAATGGTACCGGAAGCGCCTTGAACGCCCTTGTTGTAGATGCCGTAGCCGGAGGTCAGGTCGGTCGGGGCCTTGTAGCCGTAGACCTTGCTGGTTGCCGACTGAAGCGTCTGACGTGCCTGCGTGTCCATGTAGAGCGCCATGTTGCGTCCGAGGAGACGTGAAGCCGAAGCCATAACGTCATCGAACGAGGCGTTGAGGAGAAGTTCCGAAACGGCAATAGCGAAACCGTGTTCAGCAACCGTAATACGGTACTGCTGAGCGGTAATGCCATAGGTCTTCATACGGATACCTTCAACCAGCGGACCCGAAGGGATCGGAAGGTTGTTGTAACGCATGAAGTTAACCGTGAGACCCGGCATAACGCCAAGTTCGGTCTTCTTTACGGCAAACTGTTCGAACCGGAGAACCGGCATGGCCTGAAAGAGGATTTCCTTCGACCAAACAGTTTGAATCGCAGGACCCATGAGGGAGGTACCGGAAGTGATACCTGCGCCATAGCCACCTGTGATATTTGCACCTGCACCGGTTGTGTCGTATCCAGCGGGAGCGCCGAATGCCGAACCGGCAACGCCACCAGCGACACGGTTAGTGCCGGTGATAGCAGACCCATCGGGGATCTGAAAAGCCATTGGAAAGTCCTCCTATGGACTGGCTTGGTTAATAGGGTTGTACTTCTTCTGCTTAGCCTCGGTACTGACGGCCAGCAGCGTTCAGAAGGCTCGCCCGATACTTTTTATACGTTTCCATATCCATTGTCCGAATATCATCCGGCGTGATCGATTCGTACGTCTGCATTTGCTCCAGTGGCCCCACAGGAGGAGCAGTCGGAGCCGCTCCCCTCATAGCCTGCCGCTGAGTCGAAGCCGAGGCTTCAAATTGACCCATGATTGCGGCAGTTCGTGACTTCATCTCTTCGATGAAACCATCGATTTCTTGCTCCGAGTTCCCAGTAATGAGATCTCGAAGTTCAGGAATGATGTACTCGGATTCTTGAGCAATCCGCTCCTGTCGATACTGTTCAAGTTCAGTAAATCGACGCTCACGTTCAAAGACTGCCCGGTCCTGCTCGTAACGTCCTTCAAGTTCCGAAAAGCGGCTTGACCACTCCTCTTCCTTGCGCTGAAGGAGATCACGAGTCTCCATTTTCTCTTCTTCTTCGCGACGAGCCTTTTCGGTTTCAGCCTCAAGTTCTGCGAGACGAGCCGCTTCGGCTGCCTCACGTTCCTTTTGGATGGCCTTCAACTGCTCGTCCATGGTCTGAATGCGCCCGTAAAGTTTGTCTTTCTCTTCACGGCGAACTCGCTCAAGATCCTCGTCCGTATAGAAACGAGTATCGGCTGCGGTGGGTGCGACGTTCTGTTCAACATTTTGCTGGCTATGGGCCAGCGGATTCCCTGCAAGAGTTTCATTCTGAACTTCAGCCCATGTGGCGGAAGTACGAATTGGCTCTTTAGGATCGGTTCCAACAAAGAAACCGTCGTTTGCTTCTGATACTTCCTGCGACATGAGATTTGTTTCCTTCTACGGTGGTTTGTCCAATTACTGCTGTTTGTTACATATATAGATATACCATACTTTATGGCATATCATCGCAAACCCTTAACTCTCTTCAAATGACTCACGCTGAGGCGGCTCTTGGCCGTATGCCCTCTGCATGATTTCCATTGCGAGATTGGGGTCTACACCGGGTGCCATTGTTCCGTCGCCCATGTCTTGACCGGGCATCATCAATGGCTGACCATCGGGTGTCATACCCGTGGCCTGAATAATAAACTGAGAAGCCTGAGCCTGAATGAGGTTAAGAGCAGCCTGCTCCTTCATATCCTCCATCATCTCGTCGTTAATCTCAGCGATCTTCTGCTCAGCAAACATGTCGCCCAAATCTCGTAGAGCGCCACGCTTGGATTCAAGACCCATAGACATACGGGCCTGAATCTCGTTGATCTTGATAAGGACATCAACAGGAAGCGGCTCAGGCCAGTGTACGGTCGTCTGATACGTCACGGGATCTGACGGGTCCAATTGCTCATACTGTCCCATACGAAGCGGCACAGTGGCGACGTAGGGGTTGTACATAAGAGCCTCAGGCTCCTTGATGGCCGCATGGAGGATGATCAGTTCATTAATCCGCTTGAATAGGCGGGTGTACTGAGTCTTCTTCAGTCCATACTTCTGCATTAGAGGCTGATACTGGACAGCGAGCGCAGTTCCGCTTGTGTTGCTGATCGGCTGCATCTGTCCGAGAGCCTGAGCAGGGACACCGGTCATTTCGTGCATCGCCTGCTTGACCAGTTCCATGTACCCCATGATTCCAGCGAAGTTGGTCTCCATGGAGAGGTTCTGAATCTTGGCATCCTTGGCACCGATGGTCCATACCTTCTTCGGTCCCTTTTCAAGGTTTGATGCCTTGGCACCGATAATCACCGTAACGGGCGACCCGTGGTAGTTGATGATTTCGCTGACTTCCGTCGCCTTTTCATTGAACTCACGATTGAGGCTGATGATATCGGTAATATCAGCAAGGCCCCAAGGTGATGAAGCAACAGGAATGTTCTGCGTGTACGCAATCGGAATCTCTCCAAGAGGATTCGGACGCTGGTCAATACGCTCATCATTGATGTATTCCTCAATGAAGTCTTCAGTCAGGATCTCCGTATAGGTGAAGACCTGACGAGCACCGTCAGAAGCGGTGCCCCAAAACTTGTACTTCAACTTGAAACGGATCAAGCGGGTACGGTCGTGCGGATGCCATTCGGGGAAGCAGAAGGCAGGGTTGAGAGGAAGAATTCGGAACTTGCCCTGTCGGGGACGACCGGAAGCGTCAACGAATGGTTCCTCGTATGCAACCTTTACAAAGACATCTCCTGAGACCGACCCATGCTGACCCATCTCCCAAAGAGTTGTCTGCTTGTCGTTATCATGTTCCCAAGCACGCTTGAGTAGATATGGAACCACGCCCTGTGTGGCCTCAGGAGAACCGAATTCTACGCCTTTACCAAAGGTGAAGTTCACCAAGTAATCGGCAAACGCCTTGACGTAGTTGAAAGAAAGTTGGGCTTCACCGAGTTCACGGCGGTATGCCCAGTGGTGGCCGAGATACCAAGCCCAGTTACTCGCATATCGGTTTAGGCGAGGACCGTGGACCTCAAACTCTTCATCCGCAAGTTCCACCAACCCGAGCGGGCTAATGGCAATAGTAAGATCGCTTGCTGCCGCACGGTATGAGGGAGGATAAAAGTTAAGGGACATATGTCGGCTACTTTAGCAGTCAATCAGTCGAACAAAGAATCTTGGATGCCGCTTTCGTTGCTACGACGTTCAGAGGCTGCGGCCTTATCCGCTTTGGCCTTCTGTCGTTGGGAGGCATTGAATGGAGCATCGCCACCTGCTTCACGGCGAGCCTGAGTCCAAGCAACCTCCTGCATCATCACAGAAGGTACCTGAATATGCTGACCAAACTGGTCAAACGAAACAGGTCCTACGTCCGATGCAGCCATTCGGGTGGCTTTATTATTAAAGGCATGGACTGCGCCTACACTAGTAATCTCAGCGACCTTAGGAAGATCTGTGTTCCTCTTCTGAAAAGAGGCCATATCTCCCGGTCCACCCTTATCAACCGCACGCTTAGCGGGTGAAAAGTTGCGACCATTCTGCTTAGCAGAAAGTGCCTGTCCCGAAGAAATAGCCTGCATCCAAGTGTCTTCAGCAGTATCGTGGTCCGGGCTGAGAATACTGTTTTTAGCAGGTGCTCCCGGCTCCTTAGCGGAGAACATCAACATCCCTTGTTTGGGGTCTCCAGTCACTAGATGTCTAGCGATGCTCTCGTAATCTATCTTCTCTTCCAATGATGCTTCGCCTGCATCAGCAATAGAATGGAAGTATGAGGATGTCTTAGGAGCAGTCATTGGGTCATTTGTCGTCTCGGGAGACGTAACCCCACGCATAGCGTCGATACCCTTAACAGTCATTCTTTCATGGGGCCTACCAGCCACATGGAATGTCTCAGATGAAGAAACTACTGTACGCTCAGCGTTAGCCGAGTTCTCAGCAGCCGCTTGAGTAGCAAACCTAGCGAGAGTTTGGGAACTAAGATCACGAACTTTGTTACTTGTGTTATCCACAGTTACTGAATGGTCTTCGTTATGAAGTTTCGCCAATTCAGCAAACGCTGGTAACTCGTCTACCTTAGGATCTTTACCGGGACTAAACGCCGCAGCGGCTGCGGCAGCGTTGCGGAAAGGAATATCACCACGAGACTGCTGGATAGAGTCAGAGTGATCTATGTACCACCCAGCGCCCGGAAGAGTGGTGTTTTCGTTACGGGCATAATCGATAGCACGACTAAACGCTGCGCCTCTACGATTAGCCGCCCCTTGCAGAGTAATAGGCTTATCCTTGAAAGTACCTGCAATAGACTCAATGACATTGGCCTTTTTACCGGCTTTTTCCCTGTTAGTCTGCTTATTAGATTCCTTAGACTCAGTGGTACGAAGTTTAGAGACAGATTCCGCTGCGTTGGTCTTTGTAGACTTACCAATACGGTTAATTTCCGAAGCAATGCTCTTGCGTTGAGAGGTGGAGTAATCTTCCCATTGCATTGGGGTATCTCTGTTAGCCATATCAGTTACCTGTCATACCCTTCGAAATGTTCTGATTCTTCTTATTCAGAAGCCAGCGAGGCTGAAGACCAGTCGGCAACTCGTTAGTGCCGTAGGTGTTCATAAGATCTTTTGCGCTTTTGAGATACTCGGGCATCCGAGCCTCATTCGCATGGGGTACAAGAGAGACCTTAGAGGTCGAAGTCTTTTTCCCCTTAGGACGGCCAGTAGCGCCGGGACCATAGGCGTTCTTCTGAACGGTCTTAGACCCCGGCGCTTGACCGAAATTCATTGGAGTTGTGATCAGTCGTTGACGACAGTGGCGTTGAATCGCAGGATGCGGGTTTCGCTGCCTGCAACACGCTCAAAGGTGGGATGATCAGCCATCGCACCCTGAACGAACTCCGACAATTCCATCGGAGCCTCAATCCAAGTAGCAGAACCGACGTGAGCCTTCTCACGAAGGGTCTCCATCGGGGTCTTGATCATGCCAGCCATGGTCTGACGACCACGTCCGTCACCTTCGGTGTCGCCGTAAGCGCCACGACCGAATTCGAAAGGAATATCGGTATCGGTAGCGACACCCTCTTCGAAACGAAGCGGGCCACGACGGGTAAGGTTCTCAGCGTACGCATATTCGTAGCCGGTCTCAGGCGCATAAGCCATTGGGGTGTCTCCTAGCGAGATAATGGGACCCAATCAGTATGGCACAAGTATCGATATCAGCGAAACCAAGGGGCTTCAAAGAATA